TGCTACTGCGTCATTACTCATAACACCGCCTAAATCAACGGCTTCTTGTTTTAATTTATTTATTCCGTCGCTACCTTCAGCCAATAGCGGAGCTAATTCAGCGTAAGACTTACCGAATATATCGTTTGCTAAAGCGTTTCTAGTAGTTTCGTCCTCCATATCTGCAAGTGCAGCCATAACCTCGTTAAAGGCGTCTCCACTTGAGCCGATTTCGTTTATATTTATACCTAAACGCTCATAAGCTTCACACATGGACTTACTTCCTTCTTTAGCGTCAGCAAAGGCCTTTTGTTGTTTAATCATAGCTTTTTCGAGTGTTGCGGACTCCATACCACCTAATTTAGCAGCATAGGCCCATTTCTGATATTCTTCTGCAGTTGTTCCGACTTTTTTAGCCGTATCGTCTAGAGCTCCAGCACTATCAGCCACGCTCATAGCCATAGCAGAGACACCACTAACTACCGCAGTAGTTGCGCCGACTATTGCGGTCCCAACTTTAGCAGCAGAGCTAACTATTGATCCTAAAGAAGAAGCAAAGCTCTTTTCGGAATCTTTACCTTTTTTAGTGGTATTGTCTATAGCTTGATTAGCTTTTTCGTTGTCAATAAAGATAGAGCCATATAAACTAAATATACTAGCCATTTTTAACACCTCCTAAGCCGTAATCTTTCATAATTTCTTCTGCGCTTCGCATTTTCTTAGTAGGAGGATCAAATTCTTTTACAAAACTTTTACCAGTAATGTTTTTAACAATTTCATTGATTAGTTTAGGAAGTTCTGTCTCTTTTTTTATTGCATTTTCTAAACATTTAGACAATAAAAAAGGAGACACTTTACTTAATTTATCAATGCCTCCGTAATGCTTATAAATTATTCGTAGGACCTCCGCAGTACCGATACCTACGCTATAGATAAAAAATCCTTAACACCGTCAAGTTTAGAGATTTCTTTAAAAATATCAAATATATTTTCACTTTTAGCTTTTTTAATAGCTTCTTTTAAAGCTGCTTTATATTCTTCCTCTGTATCGTAATCTTCTTCACTTTTTAAATAACCTTTATACATAGCTACAAAAGAATAAACTTCTTTTTTACACTTATATAATTTAGTCATTAGTAAAGCGATTAGTTGTTTTCCTAATTCTTCACGGTCCTTTTTTTCGTCGCCTGTATTAACTTCCATAGTTTTTAATTCTTCGGCGATTTCCATTTTATCTAATATTTCACTTAATAATAATAAATATTCTGTTTTCATAATTTCCTTCTTTCTATTATTCTCCCTTTTGTTATCGCTCAAATAGAAAACAAAAAGGAGAATAAATTATTTATTTTTTATTCTCCAGTTGTTATAGGACAAGTATCATAATCTTCGATTTTATATAATCTACTACTATCGTCAATAGTGTAGTGTGGTATAATTTCAAGATTATGTTCGTTTTCAGCTTTAGGAGCTGCTTTATAAGTAAATGCTCCTTCATGTAATCCGTAATTAAATGTTAATACTTTATAAGTACCGTCTAACATTTGAGTAATTACGTCAATAGTCTTAAGGTATTTTTCTGTGCTTATAACACCAAAATTACCCTGAGTGATTACACCAGTTTCTTTATTTAAAACTGCGTTAGGTAAACCTCTTTGTAATAACTCTTGACTACAACATAAAGATATAATCTTAATAGCTGCGTCTTCGCCGTCGATAACTTGCATACCTGCAGTTTTTCCACGACGACCGTCGAATTCAATGTCTCTTATTTCTGGTGTTATTGTCATTTCAGCACCACCACGAGTAGGTCCTACGATTAACTCGTCGTCTTGTCCCATGTTGAATACGACAATACCTTCGTCGATTTGAATTTTCTTAACGTCGTTTTCAGTAAAAACTCTTAACATTTGTAATACCTCCTTTAAAATATTCTTACACTAAATGTTATTTTCTTTTTTATTAGTTCGAATTCTGGATCAGATACAGGTTTCTTACTTTCAAAATAAATAACGGCTCTTTCTTTAGAGAAAATATGACCGTCTAATATAGTAATTAGTTCTTGTAATTTATTTTCAAGTTCTAATCCTATATTGGGCTCATTAGACCATATATTTATATCAAAATAAGTTAAAACACCATATCTTAAATTAGAATTAACAGGATCACTTATTACGCCATAGGGGAATTTAGCTTTTTTACTAGCTTCCTCATAATAAATATCAATAATATTTTTAGATTTTAAGAATTCTTGTAGTCCTATAAAGAACTCTGTATCATTAGGCATCTTCGACCTCCTCGCTTTCTTCAATTTTTCCGCCAGCTTCAACAATAGTCTTATTTAGTTCGGCTAAATATTGTTCTTGCGCGGCTCTTATTTCCTCTATGTTTTCAATAACACTATTTCTTAATGTACTTTCTCCTCTAAGACCTGGGTGTTGTACCGATTTACCATAATCGATATTACCGTCTGTAAGAGTCTTAGCATTTTTAATACTAATAATATGTGGATTTACACCGAACTCGATCCACATAGGATTAGCGTGAGAGAGTGGCTTTCCTTTCTTTTTAGCAGTAGCTTTAGAGTAATAACCGATCTGTAATTCTGGTTGTCCTGTATTACGGTCGATTTTAGCCCAGTAGCCGACTTGCTTAGAAAGTCGAGCAGTATATTTCTTAGTGTTTTCTCTAATAGCTTTACCAGCTACTTTAGCAGAAGCTCGTAACGCAGATTTAGAGAGTTTTACCATAGTAGTTTTAACTTCGTGAGAAGTATCTATAAATTTAACGGAACTAGAATTACTACTCATGATTATTTGCTAATCCTGTCAAAGTCAACTCTGTTATTTCGGAGTCTTTTTCATAAGAACGTAGTATTTTATAAACTACGTCATTATATTTGACGTGAGTATGTATATCTTCGTTAAATTCAACTGTTCTGACTTCAAAACATTTTTCTGGTTTAAAGCCAGCAGCTTGCGCCTGGTAGAATTCAGTTCTTTTTACTGATATTTTATTTGCGTAAACTTTAGTTTCTTTATAAGAACGGTGGGGACGATTAAGCTTATCAAATGTTTCGATTTCTTCTAGTAAATAGAGAATATCACACCACATTTTAAGACGCCTCACTTTCTGTAGATTCACTAATATAGTTATCTGTTAAAGCTAATTCAGTCCTTAACGTCTCGTAAGACGTTCTAAACTTATCATAATTTTTATTATCTAATCCAAACTCAGCTTTTAAGTAAAGAAGGACAGCCATTTTTATTAGACTGTCCGATTCATGCTTATTAGCCATAGTAGGAGTAATACCGTTTCTTATCAAATCTTTTTGACAAGCTTTAATAAGAGTAGTGATTTCATTATTTATTACAGTATCGTCTGCTGCAATACGAAGAAATCCGCGAGCTTCTTTCAAAAACTCTGTACTGATTTTATTTTCTTCCATAATATCACTCCTTAATTATTATTATTTTTTCTTTTTATTATCAGTTTTATTATCTACGGTTTTAGATATTGGTTTACTGTTACGAGAAATAAACTTAACTAAATGATAATCAGAAGAAAAAAGCTCAAGAGCTCTTTCTTCTGTTACGATTATTTCTTCATTTTTAGTATAATGTTTAGTTTCGTCGTAAGTATCAGTAAACGGAGTAACTACTTTTAAAGTATAAAGCATGCTTTAACCTCTTAAGCAGAAATGTCAGTAACTTCTAGTATAGCGAAAGCTTTAGAATCCATAACATGACCGTCTCCAAATGCTAAAGCTCTATGTACGATCATACCGTCGCTAAATTTTTCATGTTCTGAACTAGCAACTTGTGGAGCCATGTTATAGTTATACCAATATCTTTTACCATAACCGAATAAGATTTTTCCTTTAGGAGCTTCGTCAGATATGATAACTGGTTTCTTTAATAACATTTCTGTTGTTTCGTTATAAACAGGGTGTCCGTCTTGACCTACCATACCTTCGATTAGTTCGTGGAAAGTTTCAGTATTAACTACATAACTAGCACGTTTACCATAAGCTCTACGGATTTTACCTTTAAGAGTAGCTAAAGCAGTATGTCCGAATTCAGCTAAAGCAACAGACATTTTTTGAGCTGCTGCAAAATTAAATGTAAATAAACCTTGAGCTTCATTACTTCCTGTACCAGTCATAACTTCTGCTTCAAGTTTTAATGCTAAAGCTAAAGCTAATTCTGAAACAACGATTTCTTTAAATGCGTCTAAACTTTCAGCGTCTAAACCAACACCTAATTCAATTTTAGCACTAGTTCTGTAAGATCCAAATGTAATGTCTCCAGTAACTCCGCCATTTTCAACGATAGTGTCGCCGTCTTTATCTTTATTAGCTCCGATAGCTGATAAATTACCAACACGTAAATTACCTCTAACATTTTTTAAATTAATGAAGTTCATTATATCTGATACTTCGCGCATTTCTGTTATGATTTCTTCGTCCAATTCTTCTGGAACTACTGCTTGACCGTTAGTTAAAGTAACGCCTCTTGTTTCTTTACCTCCAGTAATCATGTATTTTAAAAATGATCTAACTTCTTTAGACATAGAAGTTCTTTTTTCTTTTTCTTCCATATTATTATTTCCTCCTTCTTCTTCGTCTTCGTTTTCTCCTGGTGCAGCTTCTTGATTATCTGGATCAACGTCTCCAGTTTCAATGCTTTTAGCTAATTCTGCTCTTTGTTCTAGTGATTTTTGTTCTTCATTTAATGTATCTAATTCAGCATTGATAGCAGTTAAGTCAACTTCTTTAGTAGTATCTTCTAAAGCTGCTCTTATTTCTGCTTTTCTAGCTTTAATTTCTTTTAATCTTTTTTCGTTCATTTTCTTTTTCCTCCTTATCGAACTTTTTTAGATTTTAGATTTTGCTATACACATTTCACGTAGTTGAGCTTGCCCCAAAGCTTCCTTTTCTTTTTCGTACTCCTCCGTAAAGAAATCCCTAGCCGAAATACTTGTCGTATCATACGCTGGTATATCTACCGCTGATACGTCGTATAGCTTCTTAATGCGAGTTATTGTTCTTGTATGAGTAGCTGCGTCATATTCTTCGCCGTCTTCTGCTACTACAAAAGCAAAACTCATCTTATCTATGTATCCACCTCTTATATCTTCTAAAAGGTTTCTACCATATTCAGTACCCCCTAAAAATGCGTCCATTTCCATACAGACGTCATTTATAGCTAGTTTTAGAGTATTATTTCTAATTCTAGCCGCAACACGTCCACCGTGATTATAATTAAATATAACGTCAGACATATCGCAATTATCAAACGCATGGCGGTCTATTTGTTCGTAGAACTTTACTCCCTCATATTCAAAAAGACAAGTAGGGGTATTAAAAACTACAGGGACACCATGAACGTAGTCTTGTCTTTCTCCTTCGTCGCTTCGAATCTCTTTCAATTCAAAGGTACTAAAAGCTCGCATTTCGCGACCAGATTTATTTATTAGGTTGTTCTTTTTTGTCATTTAAAACGGCCTCCTTTCCATTAGGTAAAATAAACTTAGTATCTGGCTCTTTTTCTTTCATTTTCTTTAAGAGCTCATAACTAATATAACTATTAAGTTTTTTAACCTTAATTTCCTTATTTTCATTATTCGCCATTTTCGACACCTCCTTCATTTTCATTGGCTTTATCTTTTATATCTCCGTCTGGATTCACATTTACTGGCTCCGTTTCTGGTTGTTCCTCTTTAGGTGGCTCATTATTCGGAGTAGTATTTTTATTAGACTGATATTCGTCTGCTTTTTCAGCATTGATCCAGTTAAGAGACTGTAATATTTTTTTACCTTCGCCATTAGGTAAAGGCGACATATTAAATATTTCTCTTATATCGTCTTTCATTAAGACACCCATAGGAGAAAGTTCTTTAACTACTGTTACCTTAGTGCTAGTAGACGCATACTGTAATCTATTAGCTTCAAACATAATCTCATTACCAAAGTTACGCTCATTATCTGTAAATAAAGCATTAGTAAAGCATTGAGACATTTGTATAGCTACTGGCTCAATACCTCCCTCATAAAATGCGGTCCATTGATTTTCGTCAAATTTATTTTGTACTATACTTTCATTTACACCGAAATAATCATAAATAGCATTTTTTGTATATGATAATTGGTCCGCGTTAATAGGTACTGATTTCTCGTTAATAGGTGTATAATCCATTTTCGTATCAGTAACAATAACACCGCTACCATTAGCTGAGATTCTAAAGTTATTCTCAACAAATTTATCTCTAGCTTTAGATAAATCCTCGTCTTTTTGTGATATTTTAGCTGATAAAATACCACGTATACTATTTATCAACTTAGCAGAATTAGATACTCCCTGATTTATAACATTAGCAGTATCTAGCGCTGGTCTTAATGCAGTATTTTTACTACCAAAAATATCGTGGTCGTAGAAGTGTCCTCTTAAGTGAATAATACTGTCGTATGGTACGACTTTTTGTTTTCCTGTATAAAAAGTAAATCTTATAAATAGTTGTCCGCTTTTTTCTAATAATTCTAATCGATTAGACATTAAAGGCCAGAAGGCAACTATTTCGCCACTCGTTGAAAATTCTGGGTAAATGAAAGCATTATTTGTCAATTTTAAATTAGCCGCAATTTTATAATAGAAGCTATAAGCTTCCATTTGTGAATTAGGTCTATAATTTAATAATCTTTCTATTTTTGATTTTCCAGTTTTTCCGTCTCTAACATGTTTAGCTTTTAACTTCGCAAAATTTCTACAATATGCGTCAACAGAACTTCTAAC